TATGACGATGTAGTTGCTCTGTTTAACCACGACCAAAACATGCCACTTGCCCGTAGCCGTAATGGCGAAGGTACTTTGAAGCTAGAAGTCGATGAGGTCGGCTTGCGTTATAGCTTTACCCTGGGCAACCAATCATACGCAAAAGACCTCGCCGAGTCCATTAAGCGCGGCGATGTTAGCGGATCTAGCTTCGGCTTTGTTGTGCGTGAAGATGAGTACGAGCGAAAGAGCGATGGTGGTTACCTTCGCAAGATTCACAGCGTATCTCGCCTCGCAGACATCTCACCTGTTTTGACACCAGCTTACCCACAGACCTCGGTCAAACTCCGTGATGCTATCAGCGCCATGGAAGAAGAGGATCAGGTCGTGGAACAACCTACTTCGCCTACGTTGACCCCTAAAAGGAACATCGCGGAGGCACTTCTTTCTATTCATCAACATAATTCTAACCAATGAAAAATTCATTGAAATTTAAGGAAGAGCGAGCCTCCCACATCGCAGAGTTGGAGGGTCTCGTCGAGACGGCAAAAGGTGAAAGCCGTGATTTCACCGAGGACGAAGAAGTTCGTCAAGCAGAGTTGAACCAGTCGATCTACGCTTTGGACGACAAGATTGCTCAGGCTGAGAAGACTGAGGAGATCATGCTCCGTAGCTTGGCCGGCGAGGCTTCTAAGTCTGAAGAGCGCGAGTTGGAGCAACACGCAAAGGAATACAGCTTGCAAGATGCAGTTGCTCAGTTCCGCAGCGGTGGCAAACTCGAAGGTCGCGAAAAGGAAATGGCTCAAGAGGCACAGCGCGAGTTCCGCGAAGCTGGCATCTCTCCTACGGGACACATTCAAATCCCAATGTCGTTGACTTACCGTGCAACTTCTCAGTTCGCAGGTACAACTGGTAGCGCCGAGCAATCAGTTTTGTCCGGTCTCGTTCCTGATTCTGTTTTGGAACGCGCCGGTGCAAATCGCATCACAGGTGTTGCCGGAACAGTCATCTTGCCATCTTTGCCGAGCGATGCTACTGCAATTAAAGGTGAAAACACCACAATGGATGCTTCTTCTGCAATGAGCAAGGTAGAGATTGCACCAGTCCGTATCGCCTCTCGTATCGATGTTTCGAACCAAATGTTGGTTGCTTCAACAAACACATTTGACTCTGTTGTTGCTGCGCAGTTCCGTAAGCACAGCGGTGGTTTGTTGGACTCTCAAGCATGGGCGAACTTCGTAGCGCAAGGCGCTTTGGTAAAGCGTAGCACTACTGCTGCTGCTGCTATTCCCGCAATTGACTTTGCTTCTGCAAACGACCTGATCGGTGCATTGGGTGATGCTGATGCTTTGAGCAATAACGCAGCCTTCTTCAGTTCTTTTGGACAGTTGGCAACTGCTCGTTCACAGCAAGCGGTCACCAATGGCGGTATCCCAACTTTGCAGACTGACGGCACTATCGCCGGCTACCGTGCATACGGTCACAGCCAAATCAATGCTGCCTTGCTTACCGATACCGATGTTGACACTGCTGCCGAAGTTTACAAAGCCGCCGGTGCTGTCACTAACCTCAGCAATGAAGATGCTGCGCTGCCATTCTTCATGATTAACATGGATGATGTATATTGCTGCTACTGGGGTGGTGCAGATCTCGTGGTGGACAACTTGACGTTGGCTGCTGACGGTATCACTCGCCTCATCATGAACTACTATGCCAACTGCAAGGTTGGTCACGCTGCTTCTGCTAAGTACGTAGCTGTAGCCTAATCGTTCCATAGGTTAGACCCCTGGTCGGATACGCCATGCATGTAAAAGCACTGCCAATGTCCGATCAGGGGTTTTTCCTTCAATCGTTTCAACATGAATCTTATCAATGTACAAGGGTTCATCTATAAAGATGACCAACTTATTGGCGCACCAGGTGCGGACTTCTTAGTTGCAAAGCGAAGAGGAATTACTAAGACGGTAGAAGTTGTAATAGATGCAACGCAGCATGCCGGATCAGAGGACATCGTGTTGTTCGGTGCTGACTACCGTGCGTTTGAAGTAAACGGCACAACGTATGCTAGTGCAGATGCTGCCGTTACCGGCATCAACACGTTGCTAACTGCCACACGCGCACTACCGGAAAAAGTAGATGCCTCTGCTTTGCCAACCGCAGCAACAGGTCTCGCATCTGGCGATTTGTATGTTTCCAGCGGCACTGTAAAGGTTAAAGCCTAATGGACTACCCCCACGTCAACATAGTACACGTAGCCGAGACTACTGCGGTCAGCGAGATTATTACTGCTGCACGAGCCAAGGAGCATTTACGTATTGACTACACTGATGACGACACTATGGTCAGCACCCTGATCACAGTAGCGCAAGAGTTAGTTGAGAAGTACTGCAACTTGAAGTTCGGTGTACAGACGTGGGCAGCATATTGGGATTATGCACATCCGCTTGTTCATATCCCTAAGTTTGGCTCTAAGAGCCTTATCACTTTTGAGAAGCTAAATGACAGCAGTGTATACGAGACTGTGCCTGCTGCTGACTACCAGCTTGAGAGTATCTCGAACCCTATGAGGGTTCACATGAAGACATACGACACGTCAACTATTCAGTTGAACCGTTACAAACTCTCTTTCACAACCACAATAGAAGAGGCATCTATTCCTGTATACGTAGAACAGGCGATGCTTATGATTATTGCTCACCTGTACGAGAACCGTCAGGATGCCGGATATCGTCGTGTGCATGAAGCACCGATGAACAGCAAGTACCTGCTAGATCGTTACCGAGAACAATCCTTCGTGTAATGTTAGACTTAGGCGAGTTCCGTTATCCTGCCAAGATCCTTCGCCCTGTCTACACGACGACAGATTGGGGTGAGAAGAAGTTACAGTATTACTACCTTCAGTACGACGTTCGCGCACGTCGGCGTGACATTGAGTGGTCTACGATTGGTGAGGAAGCACACGGCAAGCAACTCGTTGTAGAGGCACGTACTGAGTACTACATCAAGCGTTACCGACCCGACATCACAGAAGATTACGTCATCTTACAAGGGTCTTTCACATATGAAATTACTCGTGTTGATGATTTTGATTACGGTCGTTACACACGTCTTGTAGCCTTGCGACGAGACAATCTCAAGATAGCAATACCTGAAGGTAATCTTTACGAACAGTACATGCTTATTGAATAATAATGTCGCTTGGCTCATCACGATACGGAGCGAATCTGCGCATTGACACGCGAGACGTGCAACGGTTTGAGAAGAACTTGAAGAAGTTTGAGCATATGACCGTTAAGAAGCGCCGGGATGCTATGGCGCAAGTGGCTAAGTATGCCTTGAAAGACACGAAGCAAGCGATGGTTGCTAACGCTAATAAGATACGCAGAAGCGGCACATTGGCAAAGAGCATTACAAGCGCCACGTTCAAACGAACAGGCTTTGGATCTGTTGCAGGAGCGCGTACTGGTCCGGTGATCCGAGGCAAGAGTAGTCGTCGCGCATTCCACGCTCACCTCGTCGAGTTGGGAACAAAGAAGAAGCGCAAGACAGTTAAGCCAGGTAAAGGCGCTTTTAAATTCTACGGCAGGAGAACACGACGTTGGGTAGTGACCAAATCTATTCACCACGGCTCACAAGCAAAGCCTTATATTGCACCAGCTTGGGAGAAGACTAAGAACAAAGTGCGCACACGTATGCGCAAGAAGATGAAAACGATTTTGGACAATCTTAAAAGGGACTTTCCTAAATGATACACGTAGTCAAAAAGATTTTAGACGACTCAGTGCGAAGTTCACTTGCTCCGTTACGTGGAAACAACAAAATTGCCTTGGTTAAAGCGCCGCAGCAGGTTCGTCGTCCCTACGCTGTGATCGACTTGGAAGGCACTACTTTGGAGCGATACGTCCAAGGAAATGCAGGAGGTGGAGTGGCTAGAACCACACACAACATCATGGTCTATATTACTGCAACAGGCATTGAAGAGGCGTGGTCGCTCAAAGAAGGTGTACAGGCCGAGTTAGATGAATACAACGGCACTGTCACTGTTGATGGTGTAAACTATGCTGTTGCCCGGATCGCACTGCGCGATGTTACTACCGATGCACACGAACTACATGAATTCTACATCATTCAAATGATGTTTGATCTCTATGTCGTATAATCGAACTGAGTTTACTCAATCGTCTTAGAAAAGACATTATTTCGTACTACAAAACTATTCGAACATGGCAACCGTAAAGGGTAATAACGTCACGCTCTACTATAAGGCTGAAGCCACTAACAACGCAAGTGATATCACGTCACTTTCAAGTTACGCGGACGTAGAGGGCGTGACAAGCGTATCATTCAGCGCAAGTAACGCTACCTACGAGGTAGACTTTAAGGATGTGACACCTGCTGATGCTTCGAATCCACCCAGCTTGACTGCTACTCGTGCCTATGCTGTTGGCACAACTACTTGTAGCATGTCTGTTGAAGGCGTATACGATCCGGCGTTTACAGACAATGCCGAAGACTTGTTCGATTTGTGCA